GTTGAATTTTGGATCTATAATAGATGGGGTGAAGAAATTTACCATGACTATGGAAGTTCATTTGATTCATACCCTTTTTGGGATGGTAGTGTAAGAGGGGGAGATTATTATGTAGCTGATGGAGTTTACGTTTATATAGTACAAGGAAAAAAAGTTGGAAGAGCTGAAGTAGTTAAAGAACAGGGGCATATTACTGTATTTAGATAAAATAACTTGGATTGTACCCTTTTATTATTTACATTTGACGTAAATCTTGGAAGGGTGGCAGAGTTGGTCGATTGTACCGGTCTTGAAAACCGGCGTACCGCAAGGTACCGGGGGTTCGAATCCCTCCCCTTCCGCATATTTATCAACCCAAATAACCCTAAAATGAATAGGCATGAGTTACACTGAAGATGTATTACATGAAATCTATGAAGAAGTTCATTCTTGTGGATTAAAAGAAAAATTTGATGCCCAACTTGCTAAAATGAAAAACCAAGATAAGCATAAATTTAAAAATGTAAGAGAAAGATGGGAGTATGCTCTACATAGGATAAAAGGGGGAGCTTCTGAGATGTAGTATGTATAAGAAAATGATTGATATAAATAATGTATTCGGATTATTCTCTTCTTCAGATGATGATTCTGAGAGTAGGAAAGATACTGTTTATTTAGATTTTAAAGATACCCCTGTTTACTGGGTGGGGATGTATAAAAAGCTTATCCTTAATCATATAAATTTTAATAAAAAAGTAATTAAATTCTTTAAAGAAGCAAACCAAGAATTTGATGTCATCGAAATGAAAGAAGCAGGTGAATTTGTTACCTATAATAGAGCTTGGTCTTACATTAAGAAAATAGACTTAAAAGAAGAATCTCACTTAGAGGGTATCATACATTATACAGACGAATATCTTGACACCGCTCTAGAATTAGGCATACACTTCTTCCAGGAACTAGAAGAGTATGAAAAATGTGCCCATTTAAAGAAAATTTTGGATAAATCAAAAGAATTTACTAACTAAGCTTGGATACCAATCTTTCTTCTTTTACCTTTATAATACGGGGATTAAGGAAATAAGAGAGATAGGGAGGATAGGTTGGATGAACGAGGGGGGGTTGGTATATTCCCAAATATTAAATAATGTTATTATGAGAAATAAAGAATTGGTCGACAAAAGATTCTCCCAAATTGAGGGAAGAATCAAAACACTTAAGTTTTTACTTAGCCGTCAAAGTTCCGTCCAACAGTTTAAAGATGAACTTAAATCATTAGAAAATACTGTTGAAGATTTAAAATCTATGATTGAACGAGATTATAGTCCCCTTAAAAACGGTTAATTTTAAATAAAAGTTATGGTTTTAGAAGCAAAAGACATCCAATCTAATTGGGAATTATTCCTTGTTAATATTAAATCCCATATTTCGGGAGATCGTCAACAAAAACTTCTTGATTTTTATAACAAATACCAAGAACGTATTATGTTGATGCCTGCTGCTCATAAAAAAGAGTATCACAACGCTTTTCCTGGTGGGTATGTTGAGCATGTAAATCGTGTTGTTCGTTGTGCCCTTAAACAATATGATCTTTGGGCTGAAGAAGGAGCAGATATGTCTACATTTACTAAAGAAGAACTTGTATTCTCTGCTATTAACCACGATTTAGGTAAAATGGGAGATGAAGAAAACGAATCCTACATCCCCCAGACTGACAAATGGAGAAGGGATAAACTTGGAGAGGATTATATGTTTAATAATAAAGTCCCATTTGCTTCAGTCCCAGATAGAGGATTATATCTTCTTCAATCTCATGGCATTCAGTATACTTTTAATGAAATGTTAGCTATTCAAACCCATGATGGTTTATATGATGAAGCAAACAAAAAGTATCTATTTACATACATGCCCGAACAAAAACCACGAACTTGCTTACCTTTTATTCTCCACCAGGCAGACTTGATGGCAGCGCGTATTGAATTTGAACGTGAGTGGTTACCTAAGTTAAAAGGTAGCTTGGATGCCCCAAAAGAAAATTTTACATTAGATACCAATAAAAAATCTTCATCAACTAAATCTAAAGCCCTTGGTTCAATCAAGAGTGAGGGATTGATGAATATGTTAGATAATTTGTAATGTCAATAACAACAATAATTATTATTATTCTTTCGGTTTTGGTCGTAGTCTTAGGATATACGACCATTAACCTTATGAAGAAAAATGAACGCCAAGAAGATATTGTAGTAGGTTATCTCCAGTATCTTGATCAAATTTCTAAAGTTATAGAAGCATCTGAAGTCAAAATTCAAAAATTAGACTATAAAGGTTCATTTGAATCCGATGATGAAGTAGGTTTTTTCTTTAAAGGTCTTAAACAAATCCAAGAAATTTTAAATGAGTTTCAGCTGAAAAATCTATAATGGATCATATAATTAGGAAACATAAGAGTAAAAAGCAAAAAAGAGTTTACTTTACTAAGGAAACAGAAGATGCGATTGTTAGATACAATCGCTCTTCCGATCCCGAAGAAAGAAGTAGAATTTATGAAAAACATATTCATTGGCCCTTTTACAAACTTACCGAAAATATTATTCATACATTTAAATTCTATTATACTGAAGTAGAAAATTTAGAGGATCTCCAACATGAAATTATGACATTCTTGTTGAGTAAAATCCACTTATTTGATCCCGCTAAGGGGGCTAAAGCCTATTCTTATTTTGGCACAATTGTAAAAAGATGGTTAATTGTTTATAATCAAAAGAATTACTCAAACAAAGTTAACAGTGTAGGAGTATCTGAATTAAATGGATATTCTCAATTAGACACATCCGATCCTAGTTTTATAATTTCTAAAAGAGCTGAAAGCGATACTTACAATATTGTAGATGATGAAGATTTTAGTGATGCTGATCAATATGTTCCTAGAGAGTATAAATACGAAGATCGTCTTTCATTCTTTATTGACAAATATGTAGAGTATTGTACCGAACACATATATGAAATTTTTCCAAAAGGAAATGATGCTGCAATAGCAGATGCCATTCTAGAATTATTTAGAAAAAGGGAAAATATAGATGTTTTTAATAAAAAAGCACTTTACATCTATATTAGAGAAATGGTAGACGTAAAAACTCCTAAAATCACCAAAATAGCTAACAAATTATACGATATTTTCAAGGAAAAATATATGTTTTACCTTGATCGCGGGTATTTTCCTTCCTAAAGATTTTATTTAAATATATTTATAAATAAAATTATGGGACAACTCGATTCAGTAGTATTTGGTGGGAAAAAATTCTCCGACATCTTAGAGGAGATTTATAATAACCAAAAGAAAAAAGAAGCACAAGTATCTGCCCTAATTTCAGAATTAAAACCTTTAGTTCAGGAAATAGGGGATGCAACCCTTATTGTACCCCTTATAAAAGAGTATATGGAAATTGGGGTTAAAAATGACGAACAGCTAATTAAAATGGCTACTATTGTTCAAAGAGCTCTTCAAAATGTAACTGATGATGGTGGTTTAGGAATCACTGACGAAGAAAAAGAACAATTATTAGCTGAAATGGAGAAACTCCAAAACAATAAGGAGAAAGATGCCTAAACCAGTAACAGGACTTAATTCAATAAATAAACCTACCTCCAAGGGTATTGGGGAAGAAGGGATATTTGCTGCAAGGGTAAAGTTTGTAATGTTGGATGATAAAGCTGAGCCTGAAGCATTTAAAAAATATGGTGAATGGAGTTCTCTTGGATCTATCTTTTTCTCAAGATTAAATGCCCCCTCCCCATCAGGAGATTTTACAACAGAGGATTATGCTAAACCTTTATTTCCTAATGATAAAAATTATCCTTTAGAAAATGAAGTTGTTTATATTTTATCTTTACCTAGTACTGAGGTACAAAGTAATGTAAATGATAAAATTTATTACTATTTCCAACCTGTTAATGTTTGGGGAAGCGCCCACCATAATGCTATCCCTGATCCTTTATTTAGTGCAGAACTCCCTCCTTCTCAACAACAAGATTATGAACAAACCGCTGCAGGTTCTGTAAGAAGAGTTACTGATGGTGGTACTGAAATTGATCTTGGTGATACTTTTAAAGAAAAATTAGATATTAAAAATTTACAACCTTTTGAAGGTGATGTAATTAAAGAAGGTAGATGGGGTAATAGTATTAGATTTGGTTCTACAGTAAACAATTCAAGTATCAAAAATACCTGGTCAAAATCAGGCGAAAATGGAGACCCTATTACTATTATTAGAAATGGTCAACATGAGGATGGTAAGGATCCTTGGGTTCCTCAAGTAGAAGATATTAATAAGGATAAATCAAGTATTTATCTTACTTCTACACAAAATATTCCTATTGAACCTTCAAGTTTTAAAACTAAATCTTATGATAATGCTCCTACAAACCCATCTAGATTTGCAGGTGAACAAATCATCCTAAACTCAGGAAGATTATTTTTTAATTCAAAAACAGACTCAATCCTATTTAGCTCAGCAGATACTATTAATTTAAATGCTGTAAATAGTGTTAATATAGATGCTCCTAAAACAGTAATCCAATCAGATGAAGTATTATTAGGAGATAAAAATGCAAAAGAATCTGTGATTTTGGGAGATAAGTTTTTATCTGATTTACAAAAATTACTTATATCTTTAACTACTTTAACGCAAGCCTTATCTACTCCAATTGGTACACCTATTCCTTTTGTCCCTAATATGGTAATACCGGCACCAGCAATTGATGCTAAGATTAAAGCCCAAAATATGTTAAATAAGATAGAACGTTATAAATCTAAAGTTAGCAAAACTAAATAATGTCAGTTTTATCTAAAATATTAAATAAAAGTATTACTCGTGTAGTTGGTCAAACTTCTAAGTTTGATTTAGCTATTGACGATATGTTGGAAAAGTTTAAAGAAAGTTGTCCACCTAAAGCTGAATTGTTAAAAATAGTTAAACAAAAAAACCAAATCCAAACAGCACTATCTAATGTTGTTAATACTTTAAATTCTGTAGAATCAACAGCAGAAACAGCTGAAACTATAATTACAACAGTTTCTACAGCAGTTACTGTAATTAAAGCTATTCCTATTCCTACATCTGTTCCTCCGGGTATTGGTGTTCCTATTAATGTAATTACAATATTAGCTGACAGTTTAGATTTATTAGGAGATACTCTTAAGGGAATGAAAGGGGTAGTAAAAGGAGTACCCGATGCTCTTAAAATAATAATTAAAGCTGCTCAAGATATTATAGCTAAACTCCAATTATTAGATGGTGTTTTAAATAAATGTATTGAAGAACTTTCTGATGGAATGACCCAACAGGAAAAAAATGAGTTAATTAGTGAAATTGGGAGTGTAGCAGCCACAGCAGGAACATTTTCAAATGATACTTTAAATTTAGCTGATGAATCTGCTTTAGAAGCTAGATTAGATCCTAATTCTAATGATCCTTTATTTTATAAGGGTTTTAAATTAGAAATCCAATTTGATGCTACAAATGAATTTTCTTTTCCTTCTAGAAGAATTTATGGGTATCAAGATGCTAGCATAGATACTGAAGAAGCATTAAAGGATAGATTTGGATCTGGATATGTTAAAAAAACATACCCAAGTAGAGAAATATACAATTTACCTGACAAAGGATATTCATACAGCACATCTGTAAAAGTACTCATCGATGAAATCAAATTTAGAACTGACGCATTGAGACCTTTAAGTCCAACTGTGGAAAAAGTTTATACTACTCAATTCCCACCACCAACACAAGATGCAGGTAATCAACCAAGAGGGGGGGCTTTAAACCCATCAG